TGACAAAGCCACAATACATGGCGTTCATCAGTGCTGTGTCGTCTCGACCTGAAGCAAGCATGATCTGCTGTAGCCTGAACTTCAGTTCCCCCATTGTGCCAGCTGGTACACGCCAAGCGTCGATGATCTTCTTGAAGAGGGGATTCGTCTTCATCTCCGAGTAATAACTCTCAATTAGCTTCATACTGTGCGCGGAGTGCGTGCAGTCGAACATCGAGAAGTCACACCAGAAAACGAAAACCTCCCCATCAGGGCAGTCTCCAACGGTCTTGTCCAACCAACTTTGGAGGTTCTTAGGAGTCGTGGCTCCATAGAACAACCAGTTGTCGTGGTTCCAGTGGCTCTTCAACCTTATCAGCTTCGGCTTGATCACGGGACCGACCACAATATGGGCCTTGTCCTGAGGTGCCATGATCATCCTGGCTATGGTCTCCTCGAGCTCCTTCGAGATCGACCCTTCATACTCCTCGAATGCAGCAAGGAGTTCCTGCTTCACGAAGGCAGAAAATGTCAGGTCTTTCTCGTCAATCAGTCCATCCTCTAGGAACTGCTTGTAAGCTCGCTTCAGGGCACGTTTCCTGTTCCCTGGCATGGATGCTATCCAATCCTCGACGTCCATCTGAGGTCCGTCGAGAGCTCCTTCGGGAAGAACGAGGTGTTTTAATTCCTCCATTTTCTTCCACGCAATAGGACAGCTCTCGGGCTTCTTCAGAAAGGCTCTCCCAAGTAGCGCTTGCATCTTGGAATAGAGACCTTTTCGCGTCACCATCGGGTAGCACCCGGAGATGGCAATGCCGGCAAGAACACATTCTTGCTTCCGTTTCTCAAGAGTGATGTCAATCTTGAAAATGTCCTCCTTTGTCACCTCCAGGACCTTGGCCATCGTCCTTACTCCGGCCATCCAAGGGGCGTCGGACGCGCGAATAGTTATCGCGCCGGGCGGCACCTCGACTTGCTCCCACTTCTTCATCTTGGGAGGGAGAGTCGAGGAATACATGTGCACACGACCTGGCGGTCCGTCGGCCACGGTAGAGTTCATCTGGATGTCGCGACCCATCGGTGTGATGGCGCCGCAGACTTCCAGGCTCTCCTGGCATTCATTGCACACACGATTCTTCCATCTGTATCTCGCGGG